ATTCTTAAAGGTCACAAGGTTGGCTACATTGCATTAGAAGAAAGTGTAAAAAGAAGTATCAGAGGAATAGTAAGTGTAGGATTAAATGCACAAATACATAACCCTGATGTTAGAAAAAAATTTAGTGAAGAAAAATTATTAGAAGAATTTGATAAAGTAAAAGACAACATTTGTTTCTATGACCATTTTGGTTCTAGTGACAGTGAAGATTTAATGAACCGAATAAGATACATGGTTCAATCATTAGACTGCAAAGTAATTATCTTAGACCACATCTCAATAGTTATCTCAGGATTACATGATGGAGATGAGAGAAGATTAATAGATAATACAATGACAGAGTTAAGAAAACTTGTTGAAGAAGTTAAATGTGCAATGTTTGTAGTATCACATTTAAAAAGACCTTCAGGTAATCTAGGACATGAAGAAGGTGTGCAAACATCTTTATCACATCTAAGAGGTTCACATTCACTTGCACAGTTATCAGACGCAGTAATAGGTTTTGAAAGAGACCAACAATCTGAAACTGAAAGCAACATAATGATAGTAAGAGTTTTAAAAAATAGATTTAGTGGAGAGACAGGTATAGCGACAAGTCTTATTTATAATAAAGATACTGGTCGTTTATCTGAAAGTAATTTTGATGAATGATGCAATGCTCACTAAATTTATATTAAATTATTTAGTTAATAAACCTGAGTATTTAAAATTATCAGGTAAACAACAACGAATAGCTTTCGAAACATTTAAAACAATAATGACTGCTATTTATCAATCAATAAGGCATGACAATATTTTTCCAGTAATAGTTTGTGGAGATTTACAAGCTAGAAAAGTAATTACAAAAGCACTTAAATCAGTTGAACCTTTTTTACCAAGAATTGAAAAAATAACAGTACATCTTGTTCAATGATTAACAGACCTGACTGCAATTTTTGTAAATCAAAATCAGATATTTATGAAACACAAAACAGTAATAAAATTTATTATTGTGCAAAGTGTTACTTAAAAATGAAACCAAAATATGAAGCTAATACTAGACCTAGAGACCAACGGATTTCTAGATAAAGATAATTTAGTAATTCATTGTATAGTTTGCAAGGATATAACGACTAACGAAGTCTACACATATAATCCTAACACTATAAATGATGCACTAGAGTTACTAAACAAAGCTGAAGTTTTAATAGGACATAATATTACTGGCTTTGATATACGAGCATTAAAAAAAGTATTAAATTATAATTTTAAAGGTAAATCATTTGATACGTTATTATGTTCAAGATTAATATGGACTAATAGACTTGAACTTGATTACAAATATAAACAAATGCCACCTAAACTTTTTGGTAGACATTCGTTAGAAAGTTGGGGTTATCGAGTTGGTTTACGTAAAGGTGATTATCAAGAACATTCAACATTTGATGAATACAATCAAGATATGTTGGACTATTGTGTACGTGATGTAGAGGTAACACATTTATTATTTAATGAAATATTAAGAACTAATTATTCTGAAGAAGCAATTACTTTAGAACATAAGTTTGCTTATTGGATACAAAAGCAAGAAGAACAAGGTATTAATTTTGATGAGAGGTCTGCTGAGACCCTTCATTCAATCCTTACAAAGAAAAGATTGGAGATTAGCGACAAACTATCTTTAGTCTTTTCTGAATGGAAAAAATCTACAGGTTTCAAAACATATAAAAGAGATAATATTAAAAGAGGAATAAAAGCAGGAGTTCCTGTTGAACAATTCAAAACTGAAATATTTAATCCAAATAGTAGAGACCACATAGCAGACAGACTACAAAAAGTATTAGGGTGGTCGCCTAAAACATTTACTGCAACAGGAAAACCTGAAGTGAACGAAAAAATATTAAAAGCACTTCCGTATCCTGAAGCAAAGCTATTAGCAGAATATCTTATGATTACAAAAAGATTAGGACAGTTAGCTGATGGTGAACAAGCATATTTAAAATTAAACAAAAAAGGAAAAATTTATGGGAAAATTATTACCAATGGGGCTTTATCAGGCAGGTGTACGCATCATCACCCCAATCTTGCACAATGCGTCAGTAGTGGTTCGCCATTTGGTAAAGAATTTCGTGCCTTATTTACTGCTCCTTCCGATATGGTTATGTGTGGCATTGACTTTTCTGGTTTGGAGTTGCGTGTGTTGGGTCATTATCTCAACATATATGACAATGGTGATTTTTCACGAAAACTTTTGGAAGATGATATACATACCATCAATCAACAAGCTACAGGATTACCCACACGTGCTAAAGCTAAAACTTTTATATATGCTTTCATTTATGGAGCAGGAAATGACAAACTCAGTCAAATCCTTGAAGTCAATAATGCAGAAGCCAAAAGAGTAAGACAAAAATTTGAAACGTCTTTACCTGCATTAAAAACTTTAACTACTACGGCTAAAAATAAATTTAGACAAGCAGGTTTTGTAAAAGGTCTAGATGGTAGAAAATTAATTCCAAGAGCAGAACATTCAGTTTTAAACACACTTATTCAAAGTTGTGGTGCTTTATTAGTAAAGCAAGGAACAATCATATTAAACGAAGAACTACACAAACATGGTTTTGTGTGGGGTAAAGATTATGCAATGGTTTTACATGTGCATGATGAAATGCAATTTTTAGTTATTCCAAAAAGATTAGAAGAATTTAAGAAGGTAGCAAAAGGTATGTTCAAAAAAACGCAAGACCATTTTAATTTTAAAACAGAATTAGATGGTGAGATGAAGGTTGGACAGAACTGGAGTGAAACACACTAATAGGTTTGACCTTGACCTAAAGTTTGGTCAGAGTAAAGAAAACGAACTTCAAATAGCAATAGAAGGACAAGTTGAATGTAAGGCAGATAGATTAACTGTACGTACAGGCAACGTATATGTTGAAATAGAAAGTAGAGGTAAGCCATCAGGTATTATGGTTACCACTTCTAAATATTATGCCATTTGTCTTGTTGTTGAAGAAAGAAAAAAAGATATTTGGATTTTAATTCCAACAAAACTTCTTAAAAAAATAATGAAGAAATTTCCCATTAAAGCAGGTGGGGATAAATGGACTTCTAAAGGACACATCATACCAAAATGTGAACTACTTAATTTAGCAATCTAATGCAAAGTAAATTATTTAGTTTAATTGAAAGTCTAACAAATGTTTGTATCGGATTTGTTATTTCTATAATTGCAAACTTACTTATTTTTCCGTTGTTTGGTTTTTACCCAACTCTAAGTCAAGCAACCAATATAGGTATTATTTACACCCTCATATCAATTCTACGAAGCTATCTCCTTAGGAGATTATTTAACCTTATAAAAAAATGAAAAAATTATTAAAAACTAAAATCAAATTACCTGACATTGATGAGTACGACTTCCCACATAAATTTTATAAATGTTGGTGGTCAGATATAATCAGTGACAGCAGTTGGCAATCCTTGTCAGCAATTAAAAAATCTAAAACAGCAATCTGTATAACTATGGGTTGGCTAATAGATAATTCTAAAGGCAAATTTATTTTTGTCAGTGACCTTAACTTTAATGATGATGGCACAATTAATGAGGGTGGTAACTCAACAGTAATACCAAAATCAAACGTACTAAAACTAAAGGAGATAAAACTATGAAAACTTTAAATAGTTTTTTAAAAGATAAAAAGAAAACCATGTTGGTTGATGCCGACTTACTAGCATACAAGGTTACTTCTAAATTAGAAGAACCTATTGACTGGGGTAACGACCAATGGACATTACACTGTGACTTTGCAGTAGCAAAACAATTATATGTTCAAGCTATTCAATTCTATATGAAACTTACAAACTCAACACAATACATAAATGTGTGGAGTGATAGTATGAATTTTAGAAAGAAAATAGATAGTGACTATAAATCATACAGAAAAAATATTAGAAAACCTGTTTGTTATAAAGCATTGAGAGATTGGGTTGTAAAAACTTATCCAAGTAAAGTTTACAAAAATCTAGAAGCTGATGACACGATTGGAATATTAGCTACAGGAGAATTTAAAGACAAAGCTATAATTATTAGTGGTGATAAAGACATGCGAACAATACCTGCATTTCACTGCTCTATGTTAGATAATCAATTAGAAAAAGTTGATGAAACATTAGCTGATTATAATTTTTGCACACAAGTTTTAACAGGTGACCAAACTGACGGATACAAAGGTTGTGTTGGTGTGGGTCATGTTAAAGCCAGTAGAATACTAGATGCTAAAAAGTCTCTAGAAGAAAACTGGAAAGTTGTCATAGAAGAATATCAACGTAATAAATATACAGTTGATGATGCTTACCATCAAAGCAGATTGGCAAGAATATTAAGAAATGGTGAATACAATATTAAAACTAAGAAACCGAAACTATGGAGTTACCAATATGCTAAGTATAGAAATACTGGACAAAGTAAAAAAAATAGTTAGTTCCGATAGAGCAAAACAAAATGGAGACATGGTAGAAAACCATGAAAACATAAGCAGACTATGGACTGGCTACTTACAAAATAAAACTAAATTAAATATTAATATACTGCCTGAAGATGTGGCAAATCTAATGGTCTTATTAAAGATTGCTAGAAGTCAGGGTGGTGCATTTAATATTGATGATTTTGTTGATATGACTGGCTATGCAGCTATTGCAGGTCACATTACAAGCAAAAGACATGAATTAAGTACCACTTTAGGAGTATCTAATGATAAAAAAACCAAAAATAAGTGAAGAAATCATTACATACCTAGACGAATTATTTCCTGACAAATGTCCTACTGTTGAAGAAACAGAAAAACAAATCATGTTTAAAGCAGGTCAGAGAAGTGTCGTTAATCATTTAATCAAAGAGAAATCAGTACAAGAGGAGAACTAAAATATGTGCATGTCACCAAGAATGCCAAGTCCACCCCCTGCACCTGAACCTTTACCACCTGCTACACCCTCAGTGTCTAATGCTACAACTAAGCAGAAAGCCCCAACTGAAGCAAGTACAGATGCGAGTAGAGATACTACTGTAGCTTCAAACTACAGCAGAAAAAGAACAGGCAGAGGTTCGTTAAGAATACCTTTATCAGGTGGAAGTGGTTTGAACTTTCCAACTAGCTAATTATGTGTGGAAATCCTAACATGAGAGTAAAATCGTTGAATGACGAAAGTGTCAAAACATATTCAGAAGCAAAAGCAATGGGTAAAGGAATAGATACTATACCAAGAAAAGGTACTACTAAAAAATCAAAAGAAAAAAATCGTAACGAAGTTAGTAATAGAATTTTAACATACAAAGCTATTCGTTCAAAAAACAAAGCATTAAGAATACCAACTAACAATTTATCCTCAGGAAGTGGATTACAATTACCTAGTTAATTAT